TATGCTTCATCCAGAAGCGGAGTATAAGCCTTAAAAAGAGCTGCAGTCAAATTTTGAGACATGGTTTTTTATCCTTTCGTTTCTGTTGGATCGGGAAGTCCCATAGCCGCGCGAACACGCGCGATAACTTCCGCTTCTTTGCCGCCGACCGTTACGGCAGGCGGTGTCGGCGTGGGAGCGCCCTTCGTCTCGGTAGTTTCGATGAAGTCAGCCCAATCAGTAGCCAGCGACTTTTTGAGCGTGTCCGCATCCTTGATCTTGCCGTCTTTGTCCAGCTCGATCTTTCCGAGGTCTGGCGCAAGAGATTTCATGATGATATCGTGCCGCTTCTCGCTGATGTTCAGCTCTTTCAGCAGCGATTTGATCTCGCTCTGCTTCGTGCCTTTCAGCTTCTCGGCTTCGACTTCGCCCTTGAACTTCTCAAACGCTTCGTGTTCCTGCTCCCACTTGGTTTTAAACTCGTCTGTTCCGCTCTTGCCTTTCTCGGCTTCGAGCTGTTCATTCAGCGGCTTGGTAGCTGCTTCTACTGCCGCGTCGCGACTTTCGACGTGCGCATTGATGATAGCGTCAATCATCTCGTTCGGGATTTCAACGCCTGCATCTTTTGCCGCGTCTTTAATAAGTTTCCTAGTTAGTCCAGCCATGACTTGACAAACTCCTTTTCATCGGTGGCGTACTTGCCATTCGTCTGTTTTATTTCAGAGCGCGTACTTGCGCTATGATTCTGTTTACACTTTACCACACCAAAGCGAAAAAGTCAAGAAGCGGTTTTATTTGATCTCGGAGAAAGCATCTTGAATGATCCGCTTGTATGTGCTTGTGTGTTCTGTTGCCGCAGGACGAAGAAATGGTTGCGCTTTCTGATGAATAGTTCCGTATTCTACGTGCGGCGCGTATTCTACGTTACTACCAATGTAAACGTCTTTCGCGTCCACCTCATGCGTGATGCTGTTTCTAAGTCTTCCGGTTCTAACGGGAGTAGCTTCTTTCGCATACTTCTCTGCGGTCAGTCCGATGATCTCCAAAGATCGTTCACGCGCTTGACTATATGCGGACAATACATTCTTGCTGTAGTCCTTAACGTCAACCTTTGCCACGACGCGCCGCCTCCCATTCTTTGTAACTCATGTTGTCGATCAACTCACCACTGATATTGTCGCGCCTGTAAACTGGATCGAGGTCTTTCACGCCTTCAACCGCAGATACAAGCGTGCATCTGCACCCGTAAACGAGATACCCTTCCGCGTTCGGATCGCCCGGGAACATGATTTCGTCACCGCCAACGGTAAACGGTTCATCGATATCAACGCGCTGTCCGTCGAGTGCGCGGTGTTCGTCTCTGGTTCTATCGTCCAACGTTGCAAGCCATTCTTTTTTCAGAGTGATTCCGATGCTTTCCGCGTAGTGATACGATTCGACGCGCCCCGCGTTCTCTGCGCCTGTGATCGCCGTTCGTGCGTTGCGGATTGCGCTGTTGCGGTTCATGTCAGTGACGTTCTGTAAGCGGTTTGCAATCTTCGGGATCGATTCGCCCGTGAGTATGCCTTGCGTGATCTCGCTTGTGATCTTCTGCGCGTTCCACTTCTTATCCAGAGCAATATCAATTTTTGGCTTAGGTAATAGCTTAGGATTCTCTTTCAGCAATCGCGCAACCGTAAACTCATCGTATAACGTGAATTGCAGATTCAACCCAAGCCCGTGTTCAAGCTCATACGCCGCGAAGTTATGATTCAGCGAGAACACGCCATTCATTCTCTGCCCGATTAGCGCCGCGCTTCTTTGGTTGATCGCCGTCATGTCTGCGGCGAGCTTATCACGTAAGTCCGTTATGTTCTTTCCTGCTATCGTCTTGCGCCATACGAAGTCTTTGTAGGCTTTTTCTGCCGCCGCCTTGGTAGTTGCATCGGGCGCGTCAGTAATCGCCTTGTAGAGCTTCTCCGCGTCTTTCTGGAACTCTGAGAAGAACTTATCAGCGCGTTCCTGCACCTTATCCCGTGCGCGTTCATACTCCCGCGCTATTTTCTTTTCTAGCGCGGTCAGTTCGCGGTCAGTCAGTTCATGTGCGTAGTCTGGCACTATCTGTACTCCTTAAGTTCTTTCTGCAACGCTTTCGGGAGCGCATCAAACTCGGCTTGCGTCAATTTCTTGACAACCTTCGCGAGCTTGTTCTGCTTGTCTTTCTTGCCTTGAAGATCGACCTTCGCTGCGTCCATTTCGGCGCGTTTTGCTCTTGCGAGTTCTCTAATATCTTTCATGCTATTCACCCAGCAGGATGTTGACCGCTTCGAGTAATTCGCCATAAGACGGCGTACCCTTGACAACAGCCTCAACCGCCGCCAATCGCTCGTCAATCGTCGGTGTGGATTCAACCACGCTCACGTCCTTCGCCCGCTGAAACCAAGCGGGCAGATTAGATTTAACCCGTTCTTCGAGATTCGCGGTATATCCAACGGTCATCGAATACTCATCTGCCTCCCACCGCGATCCGGTTTCGGTCTTGATCTCAACCGCGTTTTCCGTGAAAGAGACCTTTGCCGAGCGCTCTCCGATTCGCTCAATTTTGTATGGTGCAGGGCAGGTGCTAAATTCTGTTTTCATATATTTCCTCCATTACACAGGTGTTTTTAAGACGGGAACCGCCCCGCAATTCCAGCCCGAGGCAGCAGCCGAGCCGCTCCAACGGCCGCAGAAACGACCGCAAACCGTCCCGCCGCTCGCGCCACCGCCCGCGAGCAGAATAGTGTTGGCTGTAGCAAGCGTCGGTACATAGCAATAATCCCCAATAGGGTTGGCGCTGCTGCCGCCAACGGTCTCGCAGAAGGGTGCGGCCGGCACGTCTGGGCATAGATGCAGCGAGCCGATATAATCACTTATCGCTGCTCCGGCCGCGCCCTGTGGAAGCGCGAAGCCCGTGTCCTTGTGCACCCCCGTGTTGAGCGCGTCATACGCGTCTGCCTCGGTGGGGCTGTTGGCGATCCAGATTTTACCTGTCCCCGTTTGTCGGTAAGCCCCAAGGATGTAGCGAAATATATTGGCGTGCGCCACTTGGCCGCGATAGTACGCGTGGCATTTTCCGTTTGTGCCGATGTAGCCGGAAGTTGCTCCGATGCTTGCATCCGCCGTGTTGCTCAATCCGTGGACACTCCACATGTGATCCGTGGTGACTGTGACGGATGCGGGTGTTGACCCGTCTGTGGTTAGGGTGACATTGGTATATGTCGGGTCAGTATCAAGCGCTGTTGATGCGATAATAAACGATCCGATGTTTGCGGCCCCGTTCGTCGTGCCAATGTCAAAGATCGAACCGGCGATACAATTTGCGGCTGCGGCCGTAAGGACTTTGACCGTCGCCGACGCAGTTGCTTCCGCCTGAATCGTGTCACTGCTCTGGCGGTATAAATTGCTCACGCCATCTCCGATAGCGGTTTGCGTGTTCATCGTGGCAAACTCTACGATCATTAGGACATCGGTCGCACTGTACCCGTAAATGTTTTCGATGCTCGCGCCCCAGTTCTTTGCGTAGGTGTGTAGCGTGGACATCGCGAAGCTTTTGCCCGGCATGCCGGGTTTGGGAAGCAGACAGGTCTTCGACACGCCGCCGACCGTCAGGGTATAAATGCCACCATGCCAGCGTCCCTCGATTGCTTCCGGCGCGTGGATATACCCAGTAATCGCAATTGGCGAAATGTCGAAATATCGGTACCCGCCCTCGTCCCAAACCTTGTACCAGAATTCGGGCGTATATACCCACGCGCCGTTTGCGTGTGCGTAATCGAAGTCGGGATCTCCAAGCCACGAAATAATGCAATCTCGCAAGCTCGCGCCAGACGTGAGCGCACGGTAAGCATCGATCGAGATGTTGCAGACGTTTCTATCTTTCCACGGGTAGATGCTGTCGAACGGGTTATTGCGCGCGCTATTGACGCTGCCGCGATGGCAGAAGTTTGTGATCGTCGTGGTAAACCCTGCCGCATCATTTAGCCTGACGCACTGGGCGTTCACTTTGTCCCAACGAGCTGTGTAATGCCGAGCCGAGAGAGCATCAAACACGCACTTCGCAGACGGGTACTGCGTGTCGGTCGATTCGCTGGATAACGAGGTGACTTTGTTTGACTTTGATTCTTTGTCCGCGTGCGCGTTCACGTCGGAGTTGTGGGTTGAGATCGCTCCGTCAACGTCCTGATCTCCCGTGTTCATGCCAGACAAGTTCGCAAACGTAACGTTGTCATCCGTGTCCAACCCCAAGCTATCCCTTGTCGGCAACACCTGATCGCCCGTGTTCGTGCCGCTCGTGTTTTCGATGATAGTTTTCTCTGCTGCCGTGACGTGATAGTATTCGTCCTCTGCGCCGCCTTGCTTGTTTGCAAGATCGTTATGATTAAAGTCGTCGGCGGTTACGGTTGCAAATTTATCGTCAACGTATTTTTTGTCTGTAATCTGATTGTCCGCGTTGATCGTTCTATCCGACGCGAGAAGTGGCACACCGTCAATGATCGTTTGCGGCGTGGTCTGGTTCAGCGTCAGATATAAATCGCTTCCAGATGACGGCGGGAAAGGCTCTCCGCTCGTGTTGCCGGATGCGGTGACGCTCAACTCAATCTGTTGCGTGGTA